GGGATATCGTCATAAAACTTATATAAATATTTTCCATACCTATCACATATTTCTTTTTTTATTTTATCGCTATTTATATCATCATTTTCATCAAGGTCGATTTCTAGACATAGTTAAGTAGGCTTGTCAGCCATTACCATTTTTATCACCTCAATATTTATTATTATTTTTCTTACAACCGTTATTGGAAGCCGGAAGAAGAAAGCATAATTACTCGCTATTTTGCACATCGCATAGCAACGATTGACTTTTTACCACTTTCTCAAAGGTGGCTTGTGGACTCTACATTAACGAATTATAATAATCCGTCCGCTCTGGGAGCCTCTGGGAGCAGCACTTGCTCTTATATAAGAGCAGTTCGCCTCTCTGCTGATTGGTATTCGTACTACAATTATGAGTCATACGAAACGTTCCAGTTCTTATATGGATGTTACCATTACCATAAACCACGTAGTCACACATGGTCATATAAAGCGTTTTTCCAAAACCCTCTTGTCAAATATATTGACTCGTTCCTGTTTTATCTATGGTTGTTTAGCCATAGCAGTAGGGTTTATCTGAACCTTGTAAGTATTTTGTGCAATAACCTTACGGTTAATCCAGACCTGAATGAGATAATCCGACAGCACCTAATGTACCCAAAAGTGGCGGTAATAAACCGACTTTATCTACAATAGATGTGATTAAATCAAGGAGATTTGTAAGTAAAGAAATTCCATCTTTAATAACGTCTGTATCAATAGCTCTATACCAGAATTCCTGAGCTTTATTCTGCAGCTTTTGTGTACGTCCTTCGATACTATCAAGATAAGAATTTAACTCTTTCTGAGCTGACCCAGCAGCTTCCTGTGAAGATTTAAGAACGCTTTCAATCTGCTCAGGATCTTGAAGGATAGCAGCAGCAATATTAGATCGGTTCTTTCCTGCAAGCTCTTCTACTAAAGCAGTAGCGTGGTTTGTACCAAGTTTCTTATCCTGCTCTTGGATCTCTTTATAGATTTTTGCGATTCCTAATAATATCTCATATGTATTTTTATAATTTCCGTTTTCATCAAGAATGTCGAATCCTTGATATGAGTTGGAAGCAACAGAGGTATAGTCTTTGATAATTTGTTGCTTCTTTGAATTTGTAGCCTTTACAAAGGCATCAACTTCTTCGTTCATTGCAGAAAGTTCTTCCTCTGCCTCTTCTGTACCCACAAGTCTAAGAGAAATTGTCCTAAGTCCTGCCGATACGCTGTCTGCATCACGAATTACTGAGTTAGCAGTAGTAATAAGAGCTGCAGATTCGTCGATAGTATTCCCCATAAGTGAGAGAGTAGCGGCTGATTTCTGCAAGCCCTGTGCTAACTCATCTGTTGAGATCGAGTAGTTATTTCCAATTTCATTTAACTTATCGACGATTGTTAACTTATCTAAATCTTTATAAGCTTGACTCATTGCAACAAGAGAATCTGTTGCGTCACTTATATTATCAAACTCTGATACATTAAAAAGAATATTTGATGTAGAAGCAGATTTTTTTGCTTCATTCAAAGATTCACCAAGACGCATCCAATCAGCGGTTGAATCTTGGATTGTTTTTGCGGTAGAACCAACTTGATCTGCTAAAGCAAATGATTCAGACTGAAAGTTTTTAAGGCTCTGAGTTGTTTCATCAGATACCTTCTTCATTTCAGTAAATGCTGTGTCTAAATCTGTTATAACCTGAATACCGGTACGTCCAAGATTTATTACATCGTATATACTAAACATACTAGCTAGGTTGCCAGCCCAGCTATACCATGTTTTTTCCTTAATAGTATCTAAGAAACTCTTTGCGGCATTGTTTGTTGAATCGAACTTATTTTCTAATGCGATGAGCTGACGCATTAGATCATTTGAGTTTCCGTTTTTGCCTAAAGATAATATATTTTTTTCTAAGTCATCAACTTCTTTTTTTAAACCAAAATCGGCACCAGTATACGACTTTAGTTTATTAATCCTTTGAAGCATCTTCTCAATTTGTATTCCCTTAACACCCTTATTGGTATTTTTCAATACTGTAAGTTGAGATTTTAAAGATTCTGTGAGTTTCTCAACATTCATTCTGATAGTTGATAACTTGGCGTTGTTATTATCAGAATTAGCGTACTTAGTAATTTCCGCATTTAATTCTGAAATAATATTTTCAGCCTTATTTCGTGCATTAATATAATCAATACCGAATTCATTTCCACTGCTTGCTCTTTTGGCAGCATCAGATGTAATGAATTTTTTGTAGTTGTCAATTGTGCTGTTAGCCTTCTTAATTATTTTATCAGAAGAATCGGAAATACTTTTTGTTGTTTCTGACGCAACTTCCTGAACGCTCTTAAGAGATACTTTTGTACGCTCAGCATAAGATGATGCAGAATTTCCAAAATGCTCTATTGCATCGTTAACATTGTTAAATGTCTGATAAAGAGTCTTTGCAGTTGTAGCTGTATCTTTGAGCTTTTGTGTAATTGACACAACACCTTTTTCATTAACATCAACATTGAAATTGTCAGTGAAGTTTGGGATTTTTTCACTCAATGCATTTTTTACAGTTTCTACAGATTTTTCTATATCACCTAAAGAAAGATGAGTGGATTCTTTTCCAAATTCTGATAATTTCTTTTCTAATCTGTCTACGCTACCAGTTACCGATGTGAAATTAGGCTTTAATAAACTATTTGTATCACTATCAACTGTAGCAGAAAAAGTTTTCCATGCACCCTCGGCATCCTTAACCTTTGCAGCTACTTTAACAAGTCCATCTGTGAATTTGGTGCTAACAGAATCGCCTAAGATTGTATATCCATTCTGTTTTAAATAATTATTAGCAATAGAAGAGTAATTGCTATTATTGCTAATAAATTCATCTTCAGATATTCTTCTTACGTTTTCAAATGCTTTTTTACGTGTATTACGTTTCTTCTCCTCTGTGCTGTCATTACTATCGTCAGCAGAATCTTTGACCTGCTTATTAGCGTCAACAAATTCTTTCTTAGCGTCAGCAGCTTCGCGAGCAGACTTAGCAATCTGATCCATTAACTCGGCTTCAAGTTGAAGAGGAGATTTAGATTCATCAATAGAAGATTGAACACCTTCATTAGCTGTAGCAAAATCTTTCTTCGCTTGAACAGCTTCTTTGGTTGTTTTTTCTATTTGATCCATGCCTTTTGTTTCAGGTATGGTATTTTCTTGAAATGCGTCTTTTGTTGGGTTTTGTGAAGCAGTAGAAGATACATCTTTAACAGCATGAGTTGTTCTCCCAGCTTGACCCTCGGTTTCTTTTAGTTCTGATTGTAGTTTATTTTGTTCTTCTACTACAGTATTAGAACCAACTTCTATATTAAAGATTTTTAATAAGTCGTTTACATATTCTCCAGCTGTTTTACTGCCGACTTGCATATCTGAAATTAATCTTTTAATTGATTGTGATATATTGTTGTCGAAAGACACACCCTCAAGTTGATTGAACCATCGAAAAGTCTCTGATAATTCAACATTTATTCTATCAATTTTTTCTGCCTTTTCCGAATCAATGCGTAGATTATCAAATAAAGAATCGTTGGAAAATTTACTATTTTGGTAAAATTTTTCTTGAGTTTTATTTAAAATAGGTGCTTCGTCAGCACCTTTTAAGATGTCTAATAAATATGCAGCTTCTTGAATATCATTTTCATTAATTAAAGATATTTTACCATTATATTTTATATAAATTTCCTTTAATCTATCTGATATTCTATTAATAGTACCTTCTGTATCACCAGCCCAATTGATATCATTTTCGTCATATAAATTTTTGTAGAGTTTCGTATCATCAGAAGTTTTACTTAATGATTTTTCTTTTTCTTTAAGAGATACGATTGTTTGAATTTTATCAATTATTTCGTCATATGTAACTTTTCTCTTTTCTAAATTATGATATAGGTCAATTTCCTTTTGTAATTTATTCTGTTCGGAAATTTGTTCGTCAGATGATGACTTATTAGATATAAGAGATGTTACAGGAATTTTTTTTGTATTATCAGTAGATTGTAATTTTGAATCAACTGATTCGACCTTATCAGCCAATTCTGAAACTTTTTCTATTGAACTTTGAATGCCTAGCCCGTTTTCAAACGATGTTTTAATATCTAATAATATACTAGAGATATTTTCAAGTTGCTGAATAATTCCAGATAAATCTCCAGTTCCAAGTAATTGACTTAATAAGCCTTCTTTATTACGCTTATTATCAACTCTACCTAACTGGTCATTTGCCAAATCAATTTCATGTTTTAATGCAATATATTCTTTACCAAGAACATCTTTATATATATTACTTTTTCCATTAGATGTAGAATAGTGTTTTTCTGCACTTTCAATCATCTGTCTGTATTTACCAACTAACTCGGAATCTGACATACCATCTGTATTTAGTAATGTCATTTCTTTTGTAAGTCTTCCTGTGCGTTTCATTGCATCGTAAAGCTTTTGATATGCTTCAAGCTGTCTTGAAACGACTTTTGAAGTTTTCTGATTTAGACGTTCAGAAGTTTCTGAACCGACATCTAAGTTAAGATTTAATTTTACTCCACTGACTGTATCTTTTAACTCTACAATAGAAGATGTTACTTTATTTATAGAGTCAAATAATGGGCTAAATTCTGTATCTTCATCTGTAAATGTTTTAAATGCCTGTCTAATAATTGTAAGATTATTAGATATAGATGACAAACTATCATCTATTCTAGAAAGATTTGCATAAAATTCTCCGGACGATGAACCAGCATCGCTTCCTATATCGTCAAGCTTATCTTTTACTTCTTTAATTTTTTCTGACAAATCATCAAATCTATCAGATAAATCGGAAACAGCGGAAGTGCCAGAAGTAAACGACCTTGATAAATCAGTGCCAGCAAACGATTTTACAATCTCATTAAGCCCACTAAATAGTCCGACAAGTTCTTTTACCTCGTCGTTATCCTTTTTTATTTTATTAGCCAAATCACCAAGCTCGAAAACTTTAGACAAGTCAATCTGTTTTTTCTCTAAATCTTTGTTGATAGAAGAGAGTACTTCGTTTACTTGTTTTGTTGCGCTTTTACCATCTGCTTCAAATTTAAACTCTATAGTTGACTCATCACCAAGTCTTGAAAGTGTACTATATAATTGTTTAAGCTGAGAGTCGTTAACCTGAGTGTCTAACGATAACACCCATTTATAATCTGATTTTGCTGCCATGTTTATCACCTCGTTTTTCTTATTTGTGCCTTAGTAGCAGCACTTGATTTGTTTATTTCAGAAAATACAGCTTTTTTAAATTTTGGTATAAAAAAATTCTGTATTACATAGTCATTATTTTTTTTATCTTTTATATAGTTTTCCGCCCATTTATCCATTTGTCTTTGAGGGTTCGGAGATGTAAATTTATGAGTATTTAATGCATTATTATTAAATCCGCCATGAATACCTGCTGTAAAAGCATATTCAAATACATTAGTTCCTGGAAATGAATCGCCAGGTTTAAAGCTACCATCTTTAGATTGGAATATATTTTTATATACACCGTCCTCAATGTACTCTGGATGAATTTGGATACCACCAGATACACTGCTGGAAGTTGAAATATTGATTTTCTCAATTAAACCTTCATTTAAAAAGGTATAATTTCTTTTATATATTTCAGGATGGTAGTCGGCATAAAAAGCTTTCATAATTCTTATGTATTCATTTGTAGCATCATCAATAAATTTTTCTACAGCCTTATGAGCCGTTTCTTCCATAGCAATATTTGCTGCATTTTTGATACCATTTTTAATATCATCTGCAATTTGTTTATTAGTACGTCTTGCTCTGTTACTAAAAGAAGCCTGACCTTTTTGAAATCCCTTCTTGCCTGCTGGCATACTAGCTCCTCCAATCTTTATATAGAAAAAGCCCATACGTTTTGACACATATGAGCCTTAATTTTTGTAATTTATATTTTTTATTTTGTGTTATTACCGCTTAGCATTGAGATAGCAGAAACAATACTATCAGCATCAATGTTGTTAATAGCAGCAGCAGTTGTCTCTAAAAATTTATGTAACTGCATGTTAATTCCTAAATTATTTTCTACAAAATCATCATGAACCATATTTAACACCATTGCGTATTCATTTAAATCGTCTTCTGGAATACGACTAAATATCTCTTTCCATAATCCAGTAGATTTGAGAATATCATAACCGGTGGAACCTTCTTTGCCTGTAATTTCAATATTTGTGTAAGCCATTAATACCGAATACACATATAACAAATGTTTTTCACATGAATCTATTTTAAATTCTGTTGTGTCATCTTTATAATGAATATAAGAAGTTTCAACTACTTTCATAGCCATAGTACGTTTGATATCATACGGAACGTAGTTATTAATTTTCAGTTTTTCTTTGATATATCTATCTTTGAGAGTTACAGACGTACATTTTATATATCCTTTTATAAAATCTTCGAATGAAATTTTATCTGTTCTCAAAGGTACAATTTTTTCTTCAATACTTTCATTTACTTTATTTTCTTCACTCATTATGAATCTCCTTTTT